ACAAAAGAAACAAGATGCAGGGGCAAAGTAGTGTCTGATCACTAACTTTTAGTGATCAAAAAAAACTCCAAATTATTTAATAAAAACAAGGCGTTAAATATACGTCCTGGCGTTCGGGACGCTGGGGTCGGGTGTTCGAATCACCCCATCCCGACCAGCTTTCAAGCTTTTTGGAAGAAAAATTTTGATCACTTAGTGATCAAAATAAATTGATACCAAAAAGATCCGGATCCGGACGGGCCTGGTCATGATATTGGTATCAAAATGACTCTTTTGCGGGAAGTGCATATAAATAAAGAGAATTAGCTGAACATTTCCTTCAAGTCACCCTTGATCTGAATCGGAGCATTATAAATACCAAGGCTGCAAACATCTGCTGGCGTTTGTTCGGATGCGTTACCAGATGGAACAGCACCAACAGTTTCTAACGCAGAGAATACTAACTCAGAGCAAAACAGTTTATCAAGATCTTCTCGCTGTTCTGGAAGGAAATCAATTGCACTGCCTATAGCCTGTGGGGTATCATACTCTTTCCCTTTTTGGCTTATGAGAAAATAAACTAAGCTTATGATATCTATCTCTTCCCTGACCTCTTGTTTCAATGGCAATAACCATATCTCGCCATCGTAATCCTTTACTCTATCGCTCATGCGGTTTACTTGTACCCCCGCAAAACCATCGCCTAAACTTGTTGACTCTATTATCTGCACCAAACTCAAGCCAAAATCAACCTGAGTGCTTAAAATAATTCCAACATGCGACACAGCACAATCGGTAACCTCTTTTATAACATTGGAAATAAAACCCTTCCCACCAAAAGATATTACATCTCCTGCCTTGATAATGTTCCTTGCTTCAGCATAGCCTATCTGCTTCATTTTTTAGCCTCAACCCCTTTATCAAATAAACTCAATAACAAATCGAAATTCCCTGTGTATGCAGCAGCACCGATAAGTGATAAAATAATAACCGTAAAACATCCCATTGCAAACATCTTTGTCGCAGGCTTTAAATCCTTTATGAATTGAATTAAATCTTTTAAAATTTGCATCCCTTACCCCTTTCTGCAACTCATTAATTCTGTTGGCTTGTCCGGGTCATCATCGCAATGAACAAAGGTTGGGTAAATCACAAGTCTGGTTATCCCGGCCTTAACCAATCCAGTTACAATCCTGAATCTATAAAACGAATTCTCCGCTTTAATATCAACAGCACAACCCTTTGGATGACTTGATGTTTTTGAACCACCAGCTTCCCGATTGTGATCAGTGCATCTGATAGCAGAATTGATGACAAAAGGCACTTCTGCTGTATTTCTGGCTCTGTCTAATTTATAAAGGAAATCCTCATCCATATCATCGATACTAAGGCCACAACCACACTTGCAGTTAAATTCATGATCTTTGAAATGAATCATGATTCAACCACATTAAATTTTTCGCTATATGCAACAACCCTAACATTGCGGATTGGGTTTGGTTTGTAAAGTCCTTCCCACATCAAAACATATTCACCACACTCAGCAGATCTAGGAATTTTAATTTTTACTTTCATCTTTCTCTTGCCCACTGGAACATTTCCAACAATAGGAGAATATGTAATTATAAAATCATTTACCAGTTGCTTTGTAATTTGTGCTGGCAAAGGCATCTTCTTGTTGATATCCATCTCATATACAAGATACTCACCTTTTTTAACTTCTTTATCCTGGTTGTGAATTTTCAATGGGCCATTTATAACAATAGGCGTGTAAGGCCACACCAACCAGTATGATACAATACTCCATGTCAAAACAAAAATAAATATTCCAATCTTTCTAAGTAAAATATGGTTTTTGTGATCATTCCTTCTTCGTTTCATGGTATAATCACCTCCCCACCTGGATTTGAATGTTTATGTTTAAATAGGGCTTTTGTATCCTCTTTAACTCCAGAATGTCTTTCAATACATGTGCGTTCAGATATTTTACTGTCCATTTTTAGTTGAATCTTGTCCATATCTTTATCAATATTAGCTTTCCAACTCTTCACAAAAAAGAAAGATATTACAAACAGGAAAGATACAATTCCCCACAGAATTTGATTTATTCCAATTCCTTCCATATTCACCTCTTTTTAAACAAACAAAATCCAATTATCATATCCACTCAAACCAAATACAAATTATCAATACTTTCCTAACATTTTTACAACAACTATTTCTCTTACACAATATCAATTCTCTTGGCCCGAAAGTCTTTAAAATTATGTTCCTTGCTAACTTTAAATTCCTGTAAATCCTCTTTTAAATTCCCATCTTTTTCAGCAAGAACAGCAATTTCAGCTTCATTTTCAGGAGTAACTTCTGTGTAGTCATAATCATAAACAGTCCTGGTTCCGTGTTCATCAGTTTTCTGAAACTCGACAATATTAAAGTTAAACCATATTTTACCATGCGACTTTGTGAAACTTGTCGGATGGTGATTTGAATTTGCTTTCATTTTTGTTCTCCTTATGTAAAAGTATAATACTTATCTATTTTTTTAATTTCAGTATAGAATGGTAAGTTGTCTTTATATTTTTCAAGTTGTTCAATTAAAACACCCGATCCAGTAAAAACGATGTAGGTAACATCTTCTATTTTGAATTGAATGGTAGCATATAATGAATCCTGTTTTTGCTTGCTTTTTTTAATTTTAAAATCCACCACAAGAATAGCTTGATTTAAAATAGTATCAATCCGTTTCTTATCCCCATCAAAAGGCTTTACCTCTTCTGCAAAATCTGAAAATTTTGGATAATTAACCATGAATGATCCCCAGTAGATTATGTAGTTTATTTTTCATGCAAACAGCTTTAACAATATCTTTTATTTTCTTATCAATATATTTACCTTGTAACCTGTGGCAATTAGCATATTTCATCCATCCCCAATAACTCATGACACCACTTAATATATTGATTGGCGTTAGGCTTTTATAATTCTCTTTGATTTGCTTCATTCTTTTTTTGAATCGGATGGCTGTGGTTTTCCTTAGCAGAGTATAATCATGAAAAAATCTGTACCCAAGAAAATCAATTCCTCTTATATCAACAGGAAATACTTGCCAGTTTTCTTTTAAAGTGAGATTCAATTCCAATTTTAAATATTCTGATATTTCTTTCCTTAAATTTGATAAATTATCTTTATTCCCATCTAAAATCACAATATCATCACAGTACCTGAAATAGTATTTACAATGCCTTTGTTCTTTTGCCCAGTGATCTAAGCCAGACAAATAAAGATTCCCAAAATACTGACTTAAATAGTTTCCTATTGGGACACCATCAGCAGAATCAATAATTTCATCAAGAAGCCACAACAATTCTTTGTCTTTTATTTTATTTCTAACGATCTGTTTTAGAATATCATGATCAATGGAAGGATAAAACTTTTTAACATCCATTTTTAAACAGTATTGGGTGTTCTCTTTATCATTTAATGCCTTTTTAATTCTTTTTACTCCTTTATGAATGCCCCTATTTTTGAGTGAAGAATAAGTATCTGCTATTAATGTTTTCATCCAAATAGGCTCTAAAACATTCATTATACAGTGATGGATAATCCTATCCGGAAAATAAGGAAGTTTGAATATTTCTCGTTTCTTGCCCTTATCAATTTTAATAAACATTTTATACTCTGAGTTTTTAAAGGTTTTATTCTTTAACATTAAATGTATCTCTTTAAAATACTTGTCTGGATCAGCACTAACCATTTTTACTTCTGAGTAGTGCGCTTTCCCTTTCTTCGCATTTTTATGTGCTAATTTAATATTTTCCATGTCATATATCTTTGAATATAAAGTATTGTATCTTTTCATAATCTGCTTATTTGCCTCAGAATCTTCGGTTTCCCTACCAATACTTGTGAGGCGGTTTTTATGTTTTGCCAAGAGGCAAGGTTTTCATATTCTTTAAAAATCATATAAGCTGAGCTGACCCCTGATATTAATGTTATCATTCGACGAAGTGTTATTTGCATTCCAATAAGTGACTCCTGCATTCGTGCCATTATTCGCATTCCTGCCGAGTATAACCACCTGCCAACTAAAATATGAAAACCATTTTCGTTTTGCATTTTACGCCTTATTCGTTTTTCGTCCCGTTCGTTTTATCATATTACGCCCCATGCGTCCTACGTTTTAGAAGCAGAGCCGACCCCCGACGATAACAAAGTAATCATTCGACGAAG